GCGCTGGCCGGCGGCTGGCACCTCGACCAGTACGCGGCGAAGGCGGCGCACGAGGCCGCGCAGCAGCCGCCGGCGCCTGACGTCGAAGACGAGCCGGTCACGCGGGAAGCGCTGGCTGCCAAGGCCGCGGCGCTGGGCATCAAGTTCGACGGTCGGTGGGGCGACAAGCGCCTGGCCGAAGCCATCGCGGCCGCGCAGGGGTAGGGCATGGCCTGGACCAAGCGTCAACTTGTCGCCGAGGCCTACGCCGAACTGGCTCTCGCGGGGTTCGACTTCGATCTGACGGCCGACGAGTTCGAGGCCGGGCTGCGGCGGATGGATTCCATGCTCGGCACCTGGACCGCGCAGGGGATCGCCATCGGCTACACCGCGGCGGCCAGCCAGGACGCCTCCGACCTCGACCAGGACTCGGGGATCCCACAGTACGCGAACGAGGCGGTCTATTCCGCGCTGGCGGTGCGCATCGCCGCCGGCAAGGGCAAGCGCCCGGCCGACACGCTGCGCACGACCGCGAAGGCCGCCTATGACGCGCTGTTGTCCACCCTGGCGCGCGACGCCATGCAGGAGCAGCAGTTCCGCGAGGGCACTCCAGCCGGGGCTGGCAGCCGGCTGCGCGGCATCAACACGCGACCATTCCTCACCACGCCCGACACCGAGCCGCTGCAGATCGGCGCGGACGGCGGGCTGAACTTCAACGGAGCGTGACCCGTGGCAATCGACCGACTCCAGGCGACCACCGAACTTTCGGCGGCCGACAAGATCGCGCTCTACTCGTCCGGGCTCGGCGCCGACGCGAAGGCCACGCTGACGACGCTGCTCGAGTGGCTGCAGGCCGAACTGACATCGGCCGACGACATGATCACCCAGTACGAGGCGCCGAACCTGTCGGGCTTCGTGCTCCAAGTGACACCGTTCGTCGCCGGCGGCAGCGTCTTCCTGCTCGTGCGCCCTTCCGGCGCGCTGGCGGCCGGGCAGATCACGATGCCGGCGCAGTCGGCGTCGGTCGACGGGCAGGAGGTGCTCGTCCACTTCACGCAGGCCGTCACCACGCTGACCGTCAGTGGCAACGGCGCCAGCACCGGCGCGGCCCCGACGACGATCGCCGCGGGCGGCTTCTTCCGGCTGCGCTACGACGCGGTCAACACCACCTGGTATCGCGTCGGCTGACGCATCGGAGCATCCCATGGCAGCAGGCGACATCAAGATCCAAGCCAAGTTCGTCAGCAACATGACGCTGACATCGCTCGCGTCCCTGTGGGCGACGAACACGATCAAGGCGGGGTTCATCACCTCGACGACGACGCCGGCGGTCAACGACAGCGATCCGCGGTGGGGAGCAGGCGGATCGCAGAACTACTCGACCAACGAGGTGACGCCGGGCGGCAACTACGCGGCCGGTGGCGTCACCCTGAGCGGCACGACCAGCTCGCTCGCGGCGAACGTCACGAGCCTGAACTGCACCAGCCCGATCAGCGTGGCCGCGAATGCCAGCAACCCGACCAACGCGCGCTGGGTCGTTTTCTACGACAACACCGACGCCGGGAAACGCGTGTTCGGGTTCCTCGACCTCGGCAGTTCGGTGTCGCTCGTCCCTGGAATCCAGATCAACATCAACGGCGTTGCGTCGGGCACGCAGCCGGTGTTCCAGGGGACGGCGACGCCGTAAGCCAGCATGGCCGTCTTCGCCGCGCTGTCGGGGAAACGCCGCTGGCAGCGACCGGCGGTGTCGTCCTCACCTGCGCTGACCTACCTGGAGACGCAGGCGGCTGCTCTGCAGCCTGGATACTGGGCGCAACTCACCGGTATGGGCGGCCTGAACTACGCGCTCATCACCGACCCGAGCGGCGTCGCCAACATCCTCGACTATTGCAACAAGGGCGGATACGACGCCCCGGCAAAGATCCTGGACTTTCAGGGCGGCGCGCACACAGGAGCTGGCGGCCTGACCGGGGCAATCGCTTACGGGATGGTCGCGAACGGTTGGGCGCAGTTCACGCCGTCCTATTCGTCGACCCTCAGCCACAACTGGGACAGCTCGTGCGTTGACCCGGTCCGCGGCGACTTCTATGCCTACTCCAAGACATCGAGCACCGTACGCCGGATGCCAAGCGGAGGCGGTTCGTGGACCACGATCGCGGCGCTGAGCATCAGCACCCCGGAGAGCCTGTCACTGTTCTGGGACCGTGGCCGCGACGCCCTCTGCGCGTGGAACCGAAACACCGGGCTCGAGATGTGGGCCTACAGCGCCGGATCAGGAAGCTGGGTCAGCAAGGGAGCGCCGGCGGGCATGGCTGGTGCACTCGGCATGGCTGGATGCTACTGCACGAACGGCGAACTATTCCTCTCTGACGGCTCGACGAACTCGACCAAGTTCTGGATGTACCAGACGAACGACACGTTCTCGGCGCCACTGACTGCGCCGGTCGATGTCTACGTTGCCCAGGGCGGGGCAAAGATCGTCAGCGAGCACTACGCCTCTGGACGGATTCTCGTGACCGACAAGACCTCGGGCGTGATGCAGTCGTTCAACCCGGTCACGCGGCTGTGGCGTTCCTTCACGCCGTCGAATGGGGTCGTCCCACTGAACGCGAACCAGGCGAATACCGACGCCTTCTCGATCGACCTTCTCGACCTAGGGTGCGAGTTCTTCATGTCCGGTAACAACAACGGCGACGCGCCGAGTTGCTACATCTACAAGCACACCAGCGCCCCGATCGTCCCGCAGACGATCACGTTCACTGCCCCTGGATCGCGTGACATGACGCAATACGTCGAGAACTACAACGCCTCGACCATGTCGCTGTCGATCATCGGCACCCTGCCCGGCGGGGTGACGTTCGATGGTGAGACGTTGTCAGCCTCTGGAGCGGCCACGGCGAGCGGGCTGAAGCTGCAGGTGACCCCGCTATGAAGCGCATGCTCGCCTTCTTCGTTCTCGTGCTCGCGACGTTCTCGGCGAGCGCTCAGCCTTCCTCGTGCACCGCAGAGAAGTCGCTGCAGGGCCGGACGGACATCCTGCATTGCGAGCCATGGTCGAGCAGCACCTGGTGGCAAGCCAGCGGCTACAAGGACGACGGCGAGAAGACCAACCCGAGCCCTGCATCCGGCCCTGACCAGACCTCGGTGCAGACCAATTGCTTCGCTGGCGGCCCGTGCCTGCGAGTGAACTGCTACGCCTACAACAACGGCGGCTGCGGCGGCATGCTCGCGCACCACTGGACCATCCCTGGCACGCAGCAGGAGGTGTACCTCCGCTACTACATCCGCATGGCGTCCAACTGGTCGCCCGAGAACTACTGCGGCGACCCGAGTTGCATCCCCAGCGGAGCGATCGGCGAGAACACCACCAGCGGCGGCAAGTGGCCCGGCCTGGCCGACGTGCGCACCAGCGCCGACCCCAGCGGCCAGTGCGGCAACGGCGGGGCCTACAGCGACGGCATCAACTGCTGGAGCGGCCGGCTGCGCTACCGAAATTGCACCGGCTCGGGTGGCGCCGACATCTGCACGGCCGGCGGCGGCGGCGAAACCACGCGGATCGGCTGGTACTGGTACGTCCCGCCGGCAAGCGGCGCGAACAACCAGATGTTCGCGGCCTTCGACAACCGCGCCTGGGGCACGGACATGGCCGGTTCGGGCGGCACCTGCGCCAGCGATCGCCTCAACGTCGGCAGCACCGACAGCGACAGCACGAGCTGCGGCAAGGGCGCCGCTGGGCTGAAGAACTCGACGTGGTATCGGGTCGAACTGCGCATCAAGATGAACACGCCCGGGGTGTCGGACGGCATCGCCGAGGCGTGGATCTCCGAGGTGTCCAGCGACGGGCTCACCGACGTGAGCACGCAGAAGTACACCAAGACCAACATGCGCTTCCGCGAGGTCGGCCACGACAACCTGCATGTCCGCACCGTGTGGCTCGACGTGCACATGGGTGGCGAATTCAACGGCCCACTGACCGACAGCTACATCGAGCTGGCGCGGATGGTTGTGGCGACCAAGCGAATCGGCGCCTTCAAGGCTTCAGGGTCCTATGTGTCCCAGCCGTTCACGCTGCAGGTGAACTGACATGGCCTACGGCTTCCGCGTCTACCAGACCAACACCTCCAGCTCGACGATCGACACGTCGGCGAACCCGCCTGCGGCTGGTGAGGTGCTGATCGTCTGGTCGGTCAGCGACAACAGCAGCACGACCGGCGTCGGCCCCGGAACAGGGTGGACGCAGATCAACTCGGCGTGGCAGTCCACCACGACCGACGCGCAGAGTCTCGGCGTCTGGATCAAGAACACTGGTGCGGCTGGGGGCGAAACTTCGATCGACTGCACCACCAGTTCAGTGAATCTGAACGGCGGCATGGCGATCAGCGGCGTCGATGCGACCACGTTCCAGGACGTGACTGCGCCGGCACCGGCGAACAACAACACCGGCGTCGCCTCGGTCGCGACCATCACGAACAGCATCACGCCGACGACGAACGGATCGCTGATCGTCGCGGTCAAGGGCACTGACGTGACGGTCAGCGGAGACGCGACGCACACGTTCAGCGGCGGCGGGCTGACTTGGACAACCAGGGCAGACCAGGTCGATGGCTTCCGCAACGTTGGCGTTGGCACGGCCGAGCAGACGACCGCGGCAGCCATCACCGTCACCGGATCGTCGTCCTTCGCGAGCGGCAACGCTGGTCAGGCCATGTTCGTCATGGCACTGCGCAACGCATCACCGCCAGCGGGCGGATCTATCGACCGTGACCAGATCCGCCTGAGCGGCGGAATGCGTGACCTTACAGGCGGAACATCATGAGCAAACAGAGTGTCACCAAGGGGGCAACGAGCCAGATCCACTACGTGTGGATCCGCGACAGCAGCTCGACCGTCGGGGCCGGGCTGACTGGCCTGGCCTTCAACTCCGGTTCGCTGGTCGCCAGCTACGTGCGGCCGGGCGCTGCACGGTCCGCCATCACGCTCGCGACGCAGACCGTCACCGGCGCGTTCAGCAGCGGCGGCTTCGTCGAAGTCGACGCGACGAACATGCCGGGCCTCTACCGCTTCGACCCGCCCGATGCGGTGTTCGCGAGCGGCGTCGATTCCGCGATCGTCATGCTCAAGGGCGCGACGAACATGGAGCCCTGCGTCATCGAGTACGAGCTGAAGGCGGTCAACCTGCAGGACGGCGTGCGCGGCGGGCTCACGGCGCTGCCGAACGCCGCCGCCGAGGCTGCGGGCGGCCTCTACACCCGCGGCACGGGCGCCGGCCAGATCAACCAGCCGGCCAACGGGCGAATCGACGCGAACGCC